TCTATGATAGCCCCTTCCGAATAAAGTATCTTCATCTTGCTTCTTTCCGTACTTTTCAGCCATCTCTTTATACTGCTCTTCAGTAAACTGATCTCCAGCCATTCTTTTTAATTCAGCTATACTTACAGTATATATCTCCCCAGCGTGCTGTATGTTTCTGTAATCTGGAGACTCTGAATATGATGTTACTAAATTACTAGGATTAACATATTTTATTCTTACTCCATATGCAGAGTCTATGTATGTTTTTACAGCAGCTGTTCCAATAACAACCAAATCTCTAACCAATCTCTTCTTTAATTCATCAAAGTCATTTTGTTGTAAAACAAACTCTATACCGTTTTCTAAAGATACTTCTTGAGCTTGTTTATAATTCATTTGCATGAATAGTTCTAATTCCTCCATGTCTTGAGGGACAAATCCTTTCCTGTTGTAGTCTACTCCAGTTTTTTTAGTCATAAAGCTTCTAAGCTCTGCTGTCATCATATCTGCAAAAAGCTCTCTAGCATCTTCTTTTCTTTTATCTATAGACATTGTGTCAATAGCATTAGCTCTGATCATAAACTCTTGATTAACCATACCTCCACAAACTACATCTACAAATTTAGGTACTATAGATACTGGGGTCCAGTCTATATTCATATATGAAGAATCGCCCTCAACATCTAGCAAATCTTTATATTTAGCAACACTTTGAGTTCCCTCAGCATAAGATCTTAATTTTTCAAAGCTTCTTTTCCTGTCTTGATAGCTTAGGTCTGTGCTGTTTTTCCAGTCGTGATACATCCTTTTAAAATATTGCAAACCATATTCGTTTGTTAACTTCTCTTCATTAGTTGCAAATATTGTAGGATATCCTCCTATTGTTTCAAATTGAGTTTTCATTTATATTTTCTTAGACATTAATCCTATATTTCTATATCTTTTTACAAAGTTAAGATTTATTTTTTTCACTTCCTTTTTTCTTACGTGTTTTTGTGACGCTAAAAGAGCTAAACTAGAAGCAACCGTAGCATCGTATTTAGTTCTGTTATCTGGCTCAAATCTACTCCAATCATCTAACAATCTGTTAAAATAACATTTACCCATTTCTCCTGTTTCATCGTTTAATCCTATATAGTCATAAACATAACTAGCCACAGCTTCTGTTTGAGCATTTAAGACAGCAACACCAGTAGAAGGTATACCTTTTGTTTTTTGTTTCCTACTGCTATCTGTGTGAGTAGACTCTGGTCTATCCATTAAATATTCATAGTAACCTCTTCTCTCAAAGTATTTTATTATACCCACCTTGTTATTTTCTACAAGAATAGGGCACCCATAATACACGCAAGTTTTAATAACATCCTCGTAAAACATTTCTGCTTTAGGAGGTCTAGCTATATACTCACATACAAACTGATTTGAAAAATCATCCATCATGCTAAATTTCTTATAAACATAACAAGCAGCATCGGATCTTCTTCCATCAGTAGTTGTGTCGTGATCATAAGGGTCACACCCAGCCACCATCTCTAATTTATTACCAGGGTGTTTTCTCTTATGTACCACTCTTGTGTTGTTTCTTCTATCTTCGGGTGGCAACCAAGATATTCTCCATTTTCCTTGAGAACCAGGTCTCCACTGAACAACTGTATCTTTTAATCCTCCAGCCCAAACAAAGTCCCCTCTAACAATCAAACCTTCAGCTTCCTCATTGTAATCCATTTGTTGATATATTCTTTCAACATCAAAAGGACTATATCTTGAGTCACTTCTAAAAGCTTCCTCTATAGTAAAAGGTCTTTGCCTTTTTTCTTCCGACAACTTAGTGGTGTTCTTTTTATAAGCATCTCTAACATTTTGAAGATACTCTTTAGCACCTATGTTTTTTCCTATAAACTTAGCCTGTTCTTTAGTTGGTGTATCAATAACAGAAAAACCATATTCATCTATAAACCCCTCATATCCATCGTAAGCTGGAGTAAAGTAAGAATACATTCCTGACCTAGTTCTTCCGTTAGCGTCTGTTTCGGTTATATCGCTATCAAACCATATATTCTTAAAGTTTTCTCCCCCTGAAGTTTCAAGTTCGTTAACAGTAGAAGGCATAAAACATTTACCAATAATTCTATCTCCTAGCGTCAAACAAGACCTTACAACTTCCCAGTTTTTTTCTACACTTGCCTCTGTCCACTTACCAGCCTCATCACACAGGTATCTTATTAGCTTAACTGAGTCATATGAATTTTCCCTAGTGTTTCTCCAATCTATCTTACTATTCAAAGCCTCTGACTTTGTAACTTTTGAGTAGTTCTTAGTTATCTTTTGACCTGGAGTATTAAAACTAAGAGTGCTCTTAGGATTATCACTACCATCTATTATAGGTTGAAAAAAGAATGGTAAACTCCTAAACATATAAACAAGCTTATCTGTAAATAAAGACTTAGCATCAGCACCAGTCTTGCTTGTTATACCGCCATGAGAATTATATCTAGATGTTATTTCATGTAATAACATAGATGCCCCCTTATATGAAGCCCCCTCTCTACGGTGCTTTACCATAATCATTCCAAAACAATTAGGATCTTGTTTACATATTTCCCAAAAAATAAAGAACCTTCTATCTCTATCTCTATACTCAGGATATCCAATATCCATTTTACACCAGTTCAAATAGTAATAGTGCTCTCCAGTAATATAAGTAGGTTCACCGTTATTCATGAACCAAACCCCATTATTTCTTCTTTCAAATTCCTGATCTATAAACCAAGAATATTTAGATACAGTATCTTCATTTAAACCATCAGGCATTTCAGTCCTTGTCCACTTTTGATCTTTCTTTTTTAGATCTGAAAATAATATATCTTTTTTCTTAGGCTTAACAGGAAGCTTAAATTTTAAACCACTTACTTTTATATACCCTGTCATAATAAATTTTAGCCAATTATGCAAATATAATAAAATAAATTGTACTGTCTATTTTTTGGCATACTTTTCTGAGAAGCCCGCTTTGAAGGATTTTTCTTCTAATTCTACTTCTTCTTCCTCCTCTCCTGATATTTGATTCTGTATTTTGTGGATAGCCATTAGAATGTCTTGTGCATCCATAAAACACTCTTTTTTTGCCTTCATAGCATTTCTAGCCTTGTCATCTTGGAGATCTGGATCTATAGGTTTTTTAACCTCTTCTAACAAAAGATCAAATGCTCTATTCCCCGATGCTATTAACTTCTCTAATTTTTTGTTGACATCTATTTCTTTCATTTAATTTAATATTTAAAAGCACTGCACACCTTTCGTAATACTCTATTTCCTCATAATACTCTATCATAAAATCTATAAACTCATCTAAATCATCCATATCTAAATCTTCTTCCGATACATTCCATAAAAAATAAGGAGTGTCAGTTGAGTCTAATATTTCTTCTATGGATTTTTTACCTGTTAATAAGTCGTAAGAATTTTTAACACATATGTTTATTATTTCTTGAGCATTAATCATTTTCTACTTTTGCTAATATATCAAAGTTACGCATTCTTAATAACTTTTCCCCCTCTATCTGCATATCATATTCAGAATTTTTAGAAAATATTACCTCATCACCCTTCTTAACACCCATATTTTTCATTTCATCATTCATATATTCTATATATCCATAAAGCTCTTCATCTTCTGCTTCGGGTTTTGTGTATATACCAGACTTAGTTATATACTGAGATTCATCCTCTACCTTTTGTTTTACAAAATTCCAATGATGAAGCATTTTTAACTTTCCGTTTCTTACCCTAGCGTACATATGGCTCCAGTGAATACTGTATATGTTTTCTTCTTCGTGAAATCTTACTTTATTGTTTTCGCTAACTAAGAAATGATGACAATAAACTTTATCACCCTTTTTAACATCTAGCTTTAAACCTTTGGGTAAACCTACAGGTAGTGCAACAACTGTGCCATACTGTCTGGCTAATTTCAATTCATTAAATGACGTATCTAAAAACAACTCTTTGCCATTTAATATTATGGTATCTTCTTGTGTTTTTTCTACTTTTACAAAGTAGCAATCTCTAATTGGTCTCATATTAATTAACTTGGTAATGTTCTCTTTCTTGAATATCAAATTCTATAGCTGTTGGTTGATCAAAAAACCTCTTCCAAGGTCTTGAAAACTCATCCCCCTTAGCTTTTACGTATACATCATAAACAACCTGCTGATGTTTATACCAAGCTGCTTCATCCTGTATAATAGCTGTTATTTCTATATTCCCAGCGTTCATTAACTGACCAACCTTATATGTAAGTCCCTGTTTTAAATCTCCTATAGTTATCTTTCTAATAATAGGATTTATAGATTCTATTTCACT